CGAAAAGTTCCTGCTGATCTACGACGAACTGTACATCCGTCAGGCCAATGCGCTGATCTTTGGCGAGCAGTTTGCCCAGAAGGCGGAGGGCCAGTCGTTCCGCACGTTCATCATCGACATGCACGGCGGCATGCTGCGCGATCTCGGCTCGGGCCGGTTGCCGCATGAACTGTATTCGGAAGAGCTACGCAAAAAGAACATCAAGGCCCAGATGAGCGGGTTCGGGTTCATACCCGGCTCGGATGACATCCCGGCCCGCACGGCTCTCGTCCGGCAGATGCTTCACATCCGTGGAGATGGAACCACCAAGCTCAAGTTCCTGGAGGGGGCGTGCCCGAATCTCATGCGCGAGATTCGCCGCTACCGCAAAAAGACAACCACCGTCAATGGTCAGGTCTATGTCACCGACGAACCCCAGAGCCGGGGTGAGGTCCACGCCATCCAGTCGGTGGAGTATCTCTGTGCCTATGAACCGAAATACCACGCACCGCCCAAAACCTACGGGCCGGATCCGTGGTGGGTTAAGTACCTGGCGGACAAGCGCCGCCGTCAGCAGGGGTCCGAAGACTCCTGCATCGTCCTGGGTCCAATGGGGAGTCGAAGACAATGAGCGATTTTGTGATGCCGTCTGCGGAAGTTGGGGATTGGGTACTGTTCCGTGCCCATGAGGGAGCCGAGGCTGTGCCGGCCATGGTGACGCGGGCCTCGTCCCGCACGCTCACGCTCTGGGCCATTGCCCCGGGCTACGGCGGGAACGAGAAGCACAGCGTCCACCACACCACCGACCCCGGGGTGAACGAGTTCCCGGCCTGGAAGGAGTACGGATTCTGGGAACACAAGCCCCAGAAGAACGCGATTCTCGCGGAGAAAGTGGCGCTCTTGGAGCGGAAAGTGGCTGACTTGGAGGCCCGAAAGGCCAAGTGAGGACACTGACCTATAGGAGTCTCCATGGACAAGCCGCTTCGCCCTATCGTCACCCGCTGGCTTGAGTGCATCAAGCAGGCCACCAAGCACAAGCGCCCTTTCAGCGAGGACGCCGATGAGGCGATGAACTTCTTCGCGGGCGACCCGGACTTCATGTGGAAGGACGGGTACGCGCGCGGGGAACGCGGCTACAACAAGGGCATGACCCCGCCGGCCTTCCGGATGCAGGTCAACCGTGTTTGGGAGGCGGTGCGTCTGTTCACGGCCGTCATTCACCACCGCAACCCCAACCGGGCCGTCACCCCGAAGGAGTACCCGATCATCGGGCCAGCACTCCTTGGCATCCAGCCCCAGCCCCCCATCCCTGCCATGGGGCCGGACGGCCAGCCAATCATCGGCCCCGATGGCCAGCCTGTGATGATGCCGGACCCCGGCCTGCAGATGTACCAGCAGGGCTTGCAGCAGCAGCAGATGATGCTTGAGAAGCGGAAGCTCGTCTCCCGGCTTCTGGAAGACTACCTGAACTACACCCCCAACGAACTGGACCTGAAGCGCCACTCCCGCAAGGTGGTGGAGGAAGCGTTCATTAAGGGTGCCGGGGTGTGGTGGCATGAGCTTTACTCCCCGCCAGGCTCGCAGCTGAAGATGGCTGGGAGCTTCTACGACACCATCGACAACCTCGTCTGGGATCCGGACGCGGACGAGTTTGAGGACATCCGCTGGGCCGCCCGCAAGCGCGTGCAGCCGGTCGATGAGGTCGCGGCCAAGTTTGGGCTGTCCCGTGACGCCCTGAAGGGGCACATGGAGAGCTACTCATCCCGCGCCGACAACAACGAGCGCGGCTTTGAGTACAAGAAGAAGCTGGGCCTAAGCAACGATCTGATCTGCTACTGGGAGATTTACTCAAAGACTGGCTTCGGTGACCGGCTCAAGAACGCCGACCAAGACCTGCGCGGCAAGTTCGATGCGTTCGGCCCCAACTGCTACATCGTTGTCGCGGAAGGAATCGACTTCCCCCTGAACATGCCAGAGGCAATGCTTCAGGAGGAGGTGGACGAAACCGGCGTGGCGCCGTCAATGTTCATGGCCGCTCAGTGGCCGATCCCCTTCTGGGCGGAGCCGGGCGGCTGGCCGTTCACCGTCCTGTCTTGGCACGGCAAGCCCGGGTACAGCTGGCCCATCAGCATCATTCGTCCCGGCATCGGTGAGCTTCGGTTCATCAACTGGGCCATGTCCTTCTTGGCCACTCGCATTGCGACGAGCGCCCAGGTTCTCATCGGCGTGGCGAAGTCTGCCGACCCGGATCTGAAGGCCAAGATCCTGGAGAAGGACGAGGGCGGGTTCAAGATCGTAGAGATTTCCGAAGCCATCGGCCGGTCTGTCAACGATGTGATCTCGGTGTTCCAGATGCCGGGCGTGACATCGGACATGTACCAGATCATCTCCGAGGTCACCGCACTCTTCGACCGGCGAGTGGGTTTGACAGAACTCATTTATGGAATGACCCGGAACCAGTTCAGGTCAGCTGCAGAGGCGCAGGTCAAGGCTGAGCAGATTTCGGTCAGGCCGGACGATTACGCTTCGATTCTTGAGGACGCCCTGTCCTTGGTAGCCCGCAAGGAGGCTTTGCTTGCGCGGTGGTTGATCGCACCGCAGGACGTTGCCCCGCTCCTTGGGCCGATGGCGGCGCAGGCGTGGCAGATGCACGTTCAGAACGAAGACCCGGATTCCATCGTCCGCGAGTATTCGTACCGCGTTGAAGCCGGCTCCGTGAAGAAGCCCAACAACGCCACTCGCATTGAGAACATCACCAACGCGATGCAGATCCTCGCGCCGGTCAGTCAGGGCCTCCTCCAGGCCGGTCGCCCAGAACTGTTCAACGCCCTCTTGGAGGATTGGGGCAAGGCAATGAACGTGGACGTTTCACGCTACATGGTGCCCCCTCCCCCGCCGCCTCCTCCAGGCCCGCCCCCCGAAGCACCCCAGCAAGGACCGCCCGATGCAAATCCCAGTTGAAGTCCAACGAGCCGGCCGTGAGGCCATTGAGAGCTACAAGCGTGCCCTGCCCTACGGTGAGAAGTGGGCGGCGATGGTTGCCACGCAGACTCCCCCGGGAACGTCTGGCACAGACCGGGCGTTCATGGAGGGCCGCATGAACAACCAGCAGCTAGATGACATGCCGGTGCGCCAAGCGAAGTACGTGGCCGCCGAAGCCAAGAAGGCGGGCATCAACATCTCGGGCAAGTATTACGTGGGCGGCTTGGCGGATAAGCGTGGCTGGCAAGACCCCGCAGCGTGGGTGTCCAACAACGACGAGGTGCTGAAGGTCGCTCATGCTCGCCGGCTGGCGGTGTCTGGGACCGTGAACTACGACCCGGGTCCGGCCGATCCGAAGCGGAAGCTCATCAGCGAGTCGATTGTTCGGGATGAAGTGGCAAAGGCCAAGCGCAAGAATCCTGGTGCGAAAGCGAGCGACCTGCGCGAGAGGGTGATTGAGAAGCACGCCTACCGCGCCAAGGGGAGGGGCGTTTGAGCTATCAGCTAGTTCAGTTCCGCCGTGGCACGGCCGCTGAATGGCTGGCCGTTAACCCGATTCTGGCGGCGGGCGAAATTGGCTATGAGAGGGATGTGCCATCTGGCACTGAGGTGTCGCTGGACACGTTCAGCTACTCGGATCCGGCGTTCGGCTCGGGAGCGATCAAGATCGGGGACGGGGTGACGCGATGGAGGGAACTGCCGTACCTGCTGAACTCCCTGCGGTTCTCTCTTCCCTCCTCCAGCGATGTGGAGATGACTGACATAAAGACTGGGGATGTGCTGCGCTGGTCGGACGGCAAGTGGCGCAATTATTCGGAGAACCAACTTTTGGACGGGGGTAATTTCTAATGGCGACAATTCGCGTCAAACGATCCACAGCCGGAACGGCACCAAGCTCGCTGGCCAATGCAGAGATCGCGTTTGCCGAGGCGCACAAGTCTAATGCCAGTGCGACTACGGCCGGCACGCTGTTCTATGGCTTGGGCACAGGTGGGGCTGGTGGGACGGCGACCACCGTCCTGCCGATCTCGGGGCCGGGTTCGTTTCTGGCGCTCACTGGCACGCACTCCGCATTCGGCACATACACGTTCGCCGGCGGCGTCACGTTCACTAGCACCGTAGCTCTTGGCTCCGCTACCGCCACAACCCAATCGCCAGGCGACACCTCAACCGCGGTCGCGACCACGGCCTTTGTGAAGTCGCTCAACTACCTGACCACCAACCAGAGCATCTCCATCTCGGGAGACGCGACCGGCACTGGCACCACTTCCATCTCGGTGACCATCCCGTCCGGCACGGTGACCAATGCCAAGCTGGCGACGGTCAGCACGGCGACGATCAAGGGGCGCGTATCGACGGGCACTGGGGCGCCCGAAGACCTGACCCCCACGCAGGCCAAGTCAATCCTGGCCATTGTGCCGGGCGACATCACGGGCTTCGACACGCAGGTCCAGACCAACCCGCTGAACACGCTTGCGACGGCGACGGGCAACTACAACATGGGCGGGTTCGGACTCACCAATCTAGTCAATCCAACCAACGCCCAAGATGCTGCGACGAAGGCGTACGTGGACAACGCTTCGATTGGCCTGGAGTTCAAAGCGTCAGTCAAGGTTGCGACCACGGCGAACATCACGCTGTCCGGCACGCAGACCATCGACGGCGTGTCGGTGCTGGCCGGCGACCGGGTGTTGGTGAAGAATCAGACCACTGCCAGCCAGAACGGTCTGTACGTTGCCGCGGCCGGGGCGTGGGCGCGTTCTGCGGACGCTAACTCCAGCACCACGCTGACTACCGGGTCGTTCGTCTACGTTGACCAGGGCACATTAGGCGGCGGAACGGCGTGGGTGCTTTCCACCACCGGGACGATCACGGTCGGAACGACCAGCGTCTCGTTCAATCAGTTCTCCGGTGCCGGCGGCGGCGTGCCGGGGAACTACGCCGGCCAGACCTCTATTACCACGTTGGGCGACATCGGCACTGGGGTGTGGCAGGCGACAACGATTGCCGTGGGCTATGGCGGCACCGGACTTACATCGGCCGTCAATGGACTCCTCAAAGGAAACGGCTCTGCCTATTCCGTGGCAGTGGCCGGCACCGACTTTCTGGCGCCTAGCTCTGATATCGATGGGGGGACGTTCTAGTTGGCTACCGTCCGGATACTGAGATCGACAACGGCGGGCAGCGTCCCGTCCTCGTTGGTGAGCGGCCAGATCGCCATTAATGAAGGCGACGGCAAACTCTACTACCGCAATAGCTCAGGTGTGGTGACGCAGCTGCCCACGGGCGGCGGCGGCGGAGTGTCGGACGGCAATAAAGGCGACATCACGGTCAGCGGCAGCGGAGCAACGTGGGTCATCAATGCCGGTGCCGTCACAGAGGCCGATCTGTCGAACGATGTTCGCAACCAGATATTCCACCCGTTTCTTCTCATGGGAGGCTAAGACGTGCCGCAGACACACAAGGTACTGGGCCAATCAAACCCAGCCGCCACCACGCTAGTCTCGCTCTATGTGGCACCGTCTGCCACGCAGGCCATTGTTTCGACAATCACCGTGTGCAACACCGCAGCGACGGCGACCACCTATCGGATCGCGGTGCGGCCCGCTGGGGCGTCGATTGCCACCTCGCAGTATCTGGTTTACGACGCACCGCTCCCGGCCAGTGACACAGTGACTCTCACGCTTGGCGTGACACTGGCGGCGACTGACGTTGTGAGCGTGTACGCAGGGTCTGCCAGCGTAGCCTTCAGTGCCTTCGGGGTGGAGATCAGCTAGTGACGCTCCGCAACGCTTCCACATCTCTCGCTAGTGCATCGCGGCTGCGGGCGCAGATTAGCCGCACCGTCAGGGTGCTGGTGGTCGGCGGCGGCGGCGGCGGCAACGGCGAGCAGGGCGGCGGCGGTGGTGGGGGCGGCGTTGTGGAAACGTCCGTGGCCGTCACGCTTGGAGTCGCTTACGCGGTTCAAGTCGGTGCCGGGGGTGCGGGCAGCGTGGCCGTGCGAGGCGTCAACGGCTCGCCTTCCATTGCTCTGTCGGTTGTGGCGATTGGCGGTGGCGGCGGCGGTGCGACATCGGCTACGGCTCTCGCTGGCGTTGACGGAGGCTCAGGCGGTGGCGGCGGCACCGTGACATCGACTAACGGATCGGGCGGCTCGGCGCAACTAGCGGGAACACAGGGGTTCGGCGGCGGCGCCGGATCAACTGACGGCGCGACCTACAGACTCGGCGGCGGCGGCGGCGGTGCTGGCGCAGCAGGTGCGGCTGGCACCAGCGCGAAGGCTGGCAATGGCGGCGCTGGGCTTGCCTCCAGCATTACAGGGACGAGCGTCACCTATGCCGGTGGTGGTGGCGGCGGCACTGGAAACAAGTCGCAGGGGCTTGGTGGCACCGGCGGCGGCGGAAACGGACGAGTCGGTAGTGGCGTTGGCACTGCGGGGTCTGCGTCCACGGGCGGCGGTGGCGGTGGCGGTGGCGGAGGTGGAGGTGGAGGTGGAGGTGGAGGCTCTGGGGTCGTAGTTTTGCGGTTCGCCTCGTCTATGCAAATTACAGTCAGCGCGGGCCTGACCTCGTCAACGACTAGCTCTGCCGGGGATAGCGTCGTAACGATCACTGCCGGCACGGGCACCGTGACATTCAATTGAGGAACCAGATGGCGCACTACGCATTTGTGAACGATGACAACATCGTCACCGAGGTGATCGTCGGACGCGACGAGAGTGAGGGAGACTGGGAGGCGGTCTACGCGGAGGTGCGCGGGCAACGCTGTCTGCGGACGAGCTACTGGACCCAAGGGAACCAGCATCCGCAGGGCAGGCCATTTCGCGGAAACTACGCGGGCAGCGGGTTCCGCTACGACGAGGCGCTAGATGCCTTCATTCCGCCATGCCCCGGCGATGGCTGGGTCTTAGACGAGGCGACTGTCACTTGGGTGGACAATAGCCCTATAGGCCCCTTGCAGGACGCTCATGCCCCCTCCCCGCCTCAAGCGCAGTAACACCCCCGGCGCCGCCCCCGCTTCGCTGGAAGACGGGGAGGTGGCGATTAACCAAGGCGACGGCAAGCTGTACTACCGCACGGCGGCGGGCGGCGTGTCCGCGATTTCCGGCGCTGTAGTGGCCGCCCACAAGTCCACCCACGCTATTGGCGGGTCTGACGCTCTGTCCCCGGCGGATATTGGCGCCCTTACGCAGGCTGCGGCTGATGTGCGCTATGTGGGCCTGACCGGGGGGAATGTCTCCGGTTCTCTCACTGTGGGCGGGGTGGCGGTTGTGGTCGCCACGGATTCCCGGCTGTCCGACTCTCGCGCGCCCTCCGGGGCGGCCGGCGGCGATCTCACAGGCACCTACCCCAGCCCGACTCTCTCAGCCACTGGAGTGACGGCCGGAACCTACACAAGCGTCACCGTGGACAGTAAGGGTCGCATCACCGCCGGCAGTAGCCCAGCCGGCTACTCGCTCCCGCAGGCAAGTGCCAGCACGCTGGGTGGCGTGCGCATTGGCTCGGGCATCTCAATCGATGCGAGCGGGATTATTTCGGCATCCAGCGGGTACACACTCCCCCAGGCTACCACAACCACCTTGGGCGGCCTGATCGTTGGGACGGGGCTTGGCGTAGCCAGCGGCACGGTCAGTGTGTCGTACGGGACAACGTCTACAACGGCCTGCCGGGGTGATGATGCGCGTCTCTCCGATGCCCGCGCCCCATCGGACGGCAACAAGGGCGACATCACAGTCTCCGCAAGTGGTGCCACGTGGACCATCAATGCCGGCGCCGTGATCACTGCGGACATAGCGAACAGCGCCGTCACCTACGCCAAGCTCCAGAACGTCTCTGCTACCGACCGCCTGCTGGGAAGGTCCGGAGTGGGCGCCGGCGTGGTAGAGGAGATCACCTGCACCTCCGCCGGACGCGCGCTAATCGCTGGCGCCGATGCCGCGGCGCAGCGAACGACGCTAGGTCTTGGGACGCTGGCCACGCAGTCTGCGGCGTCCGTGGCTGTAACCGGCGGATCAATCAACGGCACAGCCATCGGCGCGACCGCGGCTTCGACTGGTGCTTTTACTACGATCACCACATCTGCAGGCGCGGCTTTCGGGAGCACCCTCGCGGCTGGACTGCGCTACGTGGACTGCGTGAACACGGATGCCTCTGGGGCGTTCAGCGGCGCCGTCTTCCGATTGGCCACTAGCAACGTGGCTGGCACCGGAACCACGTACGTAAACCTTGTAAAGTACAAGTCCGGCTCCTTTTGGATCATGAACGAGGAGACACATGCGGACGCCTGCACGCTGTTTACGGTCGGCAATACTGAGCGGATGCGCATCACTTCGGCCGGCAATGTCGGCATTGGCACAACTGCGCCCGCTGCGAGGCTAGAGGTCACCACTGCTGCGCAGGGCACGGACGGGCTGATGGTTCGCGGGCCTGGCGCGTGGTCTTGGCTGCGTCCAGACAGTTCTTCTGGCGCTAACAATGGCCTTGTTCAGCCTGGCGACAGCGCCCTTATATTCTCCGCAGGAACAATTGACACTGGCGCCTTGGCTATCGGGCCGTGGGCCACCGGAGCAGCCGGGATGCGCATCACTTCGGCCGGCAATGTCGGCATTGGAACGCCAAGCCCTGCCTCGCGTCTGGAGGTAGTGGCGGCCGGCGGCCAAGCCATCAACGCTATTAGCAATGGAGGAGCGGGGTCGGTCAACTACGCGCTCATGGGGCAGGCCAATGGTGCGGGCGGAGCCAACACGGGCGTATATGTCACCGCCGCCAATGCCGCCGAAAACTACGGCGTGCGCATTGTCAGCCCACCGGCAGGCGCCAACAACTACGCACTCTACGCAGACGCCACGGCGAACTCATACCTCGCCGGTAACTTGGGGCTTGGTACGACCAGCCCCGCCATGAGGCTGGATGTGTCTGGAGCGATTCGCGCGTCCACTGGCATTCTCTTTGGCACGGACACCGCCGCGGCCAATACGCTGTCGGACTATGAGCAAGGTACGTGGACGCCTGCGTTCTCGGCTGCAAGCGCTGCCCCTTCCTACACGCTCGTTGCGTTCAGTGCGCGGTATACCAAAATTGGGCGCATGGTCTTTGTGGATTGCTCCATCCAAGCAAGCAATTTCAGCGGAGGCAGCGGACAGATGAGAGTGACTGGGCTGCCGTTTGCGGCTGGCGTCAATTCTGGCTCGGGAACAATTGCGGGTGCTTCCGGGTTTACTACGCAACGACCAACGGCTTGCGCCGTTTATGACGGCGATGCTTTTGTGTCTCTTGTGTACGGCGTATCCAACACCGCTCTCACTAGTTTTTCGCCATCCTTCATGCCGTCCGCGGGCACTGTCTCCTTGACGCTTTCTGTGGCGTACTCAACATAATCATGATCACTAAACACTCTGAGATCGATTCTATCACTGTTGACAGTCGCGGAGTCTTGTCTATTCGCGAGGCCACTGTCGTTGCGGAGGACGGCGCGGAGATAGCGCGCTCTTACCACCGCCACACACTTGCGCCGGGCGATGACTTGGCTGGCCAGGACGCGCGCGTAGTCGCTATTGCCACCACCGTTTGGACGCCCGAAGTAATCCAGGCTTATCAAGCCAGACTTGCAGGTGAAGGCTGATGCTGACCTACTACGACGCAGTCGAACATCTGATCACCAGCAGCTTCGGCGGGCCGCAGGATGCTGAGCAAACGGACATCCGCACCTCCATCCAAAGAGCCTACAGCGAACTGTCTACGATCCGCGACTGGAACTACTACCAGACCCACGGGCGCATCCGGTTCTCCATCAACTGGTACGGGTCTGTCACCTACAGCCAAGACACCCGGTTCTTCGACTTGGCGTCAGGCGATGCGTTCCCCGTCAACGCCACCCTGTGTCGCATGCGCGTCCACAACACGGTTGCCAAGATCGCCACGCGCGTGAACAACACTCGCCTGCTCTGCGATCCAGTGCTGACGCCCTCCAGCGACTTTGTGAACGCTACGGCGGCCACGCTGTACCAAGACACGTTCCCCCTTCCCAGTGACTTTCGGTCGCTGGATTCGCCAATCGACCATGTGGCGTGGACGCGGTTCATCTACGTGTCGGCCGACCAGGCGATGAAGCTGGAGAACGCCAACAACCTCGCTGGCCCGCCGCATGCGTGGACGGTACTCAAAGACCCCAACGGCACGGGCTGGGCGATCAAGGTGGTCGGCTATCCGGTTGCGAATTCCAACCTGGACTTCACCTACCGCAGGCTACCGCGCCGGCTGCGGATCTCTGGGCATGAGGCTAGCTCCCGGCAGGGGACAGTCACCATTTCGGGAACCGCGGTGACCGGGACGGGCACGGCCTTCACTTCTTCGATGGTTGGGTCTGTGCTTCGGGTCGGCACATCCACAGACACTCCCGGGGCCGAGGGTTCGCTGACGCCGTACCAAGGCGAGGCGGTGATCGCCGCGGTAGCCAGTGCGACCTCTTGCACGCTGGCGACCTCTCTCACGGCTACTGGGGCCAAGTACCTCGTCACCGACATTGTGGACATGTCCCCGGGCATGACCAACGGGTTCCTGTCCTGTGCCTCCTACTGGCTGGCCCGCACGCGCGGCACCAAGCCAGACAATGCGTTCGCCATGTACCAGCGCGACCTGCGTCTGGCCATGGAGTCCGATGTTCTGACGCCGTTCCAGCAACCGCAGCGCGTCATCTTCGACGCCATGGCCTGGAGGACTCCGCTGCAAGCCGACAACTTCGACGGTGGGAACCCATGATCGTCATCGACAAATGGCCGGGCCTCGTCACCAACGCTTCGCCGTACTCCATCCCGGCAGGCGCAGCGGTTGAGCAGGTGAACCTGCAGTGCTTGGTTCCCGGCCAGTTGACGGCCAGACCCGGGACGCAGGCCATCACGTTCACATCGGCCGACTCCACCACCTCGCCTGTGCGTGCTGCGTTCCGCTACCAAAACGGAACCACTGAGCATCTCGTCTACCAGGACTCCGCCGGGCGCATCTACTCCTCCGTGAGAACTGGCACTGCTTAATGACTTACCTCGCGCAGCGTCGATCCGGCCAAGTTGTCTCCATCTCCATGACCACCGGAGGGTCTGGGTATACGGCGCCACCGGCGGTGAGCTTCTCGGGTGGCGGCGGTTCTGGGGCCTCCGCAGTGGCGCACATGGCCGGCACGCAGGTGGAGTCAGTGGTGATCACCAACGGAGGGACAGGCTACGCCTCTGCCCCCACGGTGACGATTGCGGGCAACGCAGTGGCCACGGCGAGCGTCTACACCAAATCAATCTTGCCGGCATCTTTTGTGCGGTCGCGGTTCAACGACTTGTATGCGTTCGACGGCATGGGGCGCGGCCTGCGCTGGGATGGCTCTGCCGGGACGATGCAGCCCATCGGACTTCAGAAGCCCTACAAGGGGCCTGCGGTCACCGTCGCCAGCACTGCGATGGCGGGGTATGTCGATGCCGTGAATGTTGTGTTCCCCGGGGCTGGCTATTCTGCCGCGCCGACTGTGACGTTTACGGGCGGCACTCCGACAAAGTCTGCGGTCGCGCGAGCGGAGGTGAACGGCGGACGGGTTGTCGGCATCACCATATCGGAACCAGGCACCGGATATCAAGCTGCGCCGACCGTCAGCCTGAGCGCCAGCAATGCCTCCGGGGCCGCGTTCTCCGTTGGCGTTCTGGGGTCCGTATCTTCGCTGACAATTTCCACAGGCGGCACCGGCTACACCTCCGCACCCACGGTGGTGTTCTCCAGCGCGCAGGGTCTGACGCAGGCTAATGCCACGGTCACCATTTCTGACACCGGCACCATCTCGTCCGTTGACTTGCTGAGCGGTGGTACGGGAGCCACTGGTGCCGTGACGGCCTCGCTCACGGGCGGCGGCGGCGCTGGCGGAAGTCTGTCTGTCGGCATGCAGTACGGCGTGGCGGCGGTTACCGTGACAACCGGCGGTACTGGGTTTCTTACGCCCCCAGCCGTCACATTTCTTCCCAACGCCAACGACACCACCTCCTCCGCTGCAGCAGCTACCGCAACCGTCTCTGGTGGCAGCATTACCAAGGTGACGGTGTCCAGTGGGGGCCGGTACTCACTTCCGCCCACTGTTGTCTTGGGCGACTACAACGCCACGGCGCGGGCGACGATCTCCAACGTGATGCGCGGAAAGTACAAGTGTGCCATCCGCTATATCGATTCCACGCCCGAAAAGTTTCGCGGCCCCATCTGCTCTTCCATCTCGGAGTTGGTGGAAGTGGACCTGCAAGAAGGCGCCTCGTCGCTGACATGGACCCTAGCCCATGCGGGGCTGGATGACCGCGTGTCTGCCGTGGAACTCTGGCGAACCACTGCAGACCAAAGCGTACTCCTGTTCTGCGTGGCCACTATTCAGCGCACGGCAGGCAACTTTTCCGGCACCTACTCGGACTCCTTCACCGACGAACAGCTGGCCGACGTTGAGCGCGCCGGCTACGGGCTTTTGCCAGTAACCCTCCCCAGCGGGCAGCTGAACGCCCGGCGATTCGGCGTCCCTCCAGGGAACTTCTCCGTGGCCTGCATGTTCCAAGACAGGTGCTGGCTGGCGGTAGACACCACTGGCGACAAGCCGAATAGCCTGTTCTTTTCCGAGGTGGACGAGCCTGAATCCATCCCACCAGAAAACGAGATCGTCGTTCAGGAAAACGCCGGCGACTCCGATGCGATTGTGGCGCTGATTCCTCTTGGCGCCTCGCTGATTGCCGCGCAGTCCCGCCACCTCTACAAGCTGACCTACGTGGCCCAGCCTGTCTTGGATGCCAGCATCATGCTGGCCGCCTATCGCGGTGTCCTCAACAGCCGATGCTGGGATGTCTTGGGAGGGGT